AGTGCCATCAGTGGTAGTTCCACCGGGCGTGGTGTTCCAACCTGCTACATCGGCTGAAGAAACTGTGCCAGCAGTGGTGCACAGCTGCAGGTTACCATTGTTGTCCCACACCATCTGCCCGATAACATAAGCAGTATTACTGAGCCTGACTGCAGAGCCTTCTGGTGGGTTTTGAGCCACTTGCAGATATTGCGCCTGTGCTCCAAGGCAAGTCCAGGTCACGTGGTTGTCCACAGTGGTGGTGCCAGCCACGGTGGCCCAGGTAGGAGGACTTCCACCTGTCTTGGCATCAGTGGCAACAGCAGTTACACGCTGCAGGTTGCTATTAGAATCCAGAATAGTTTGTCCCAATCCTTTGGTGGTGCTCGCAGCCCAGGCTGCAGCCTGCATTGTATAATTCAGCGTGCCGCCGTTGCCACTAGGCACTAAACCTTGAATACGGACATCTCCCAGAAAAGCTGTGTTGAAAGACCCTGTTGTATTAGCAAGATAGAAATCATCAACAAATACATTTGGAGCCTGGAAGCCCGTGCCACTGACCTGACTGTTATAGCCAATCTTTAAACCACCAACAAAAGAGTTGGCAGTAGCTCTAGTATTCTGTGCTGTTAAACTTATCCAGCCTGCATTAGTGCCGTCTACATTCAACGTGCAAACACCTGCAGATGGGTCAATTGTCACCAGCACTTCCACGTAATGCCAGGCACGCAAAGGAATAGCGTTAACCGATTGTGTTCCAAGAATAGTACCATTCCTGGTGAAGTAGAAGTGGCCTGTGATAGTAACTCTAAGATCGACCTGTGTAGTCGAGCCATCCACCCATTGCATTAGTACTGTATCGCCAGAAGCTGGAGAGGTATCAAGGAATAGTGCAAAGCCACAGAACATGGTTGCCACGTTTGGAAAATTCTTTTGCAGCATTGCTACGGCACTGTTGACTCTGCTAGGAAAGTAAGCGCAGCCGCCACTGCTTCTTCCTGAAGTGGGGAGAATCTGCGGTTGAAGGGCAGTACCCGTGTTACCACTTATGACCTGTGCATCCCACTTCTGCAGTGGTGCCTGATAAGTATCAAAACCATCCACGAAAATTAAGCTCATAAATGCTCCTTAAATCGAATTCACAGTAACCACGTTGGGTTGCGCTACCTGTGTAAACAGTACAGCAATGTCCGCCGTGCCAACAGGGCCAGGGGACGTGCCCAGAAATAGTGTTTCCACCAGCACGATCGGTGCACTCAAGTTGGCATTAACCGACATTGCCACTGCAATCAAGGCGCTGTAGCTTACCAACTCTCCAATCTGCAAGCTATTGAGATACTTAGTCAGCGCCACCTGGATGGCAGTAATAGTAGCAGTGGTTCCACCCGTCAAAAGATGCGCGTTGACGGTGACATAAATCTGTACATAGTTGGGCCGTGAAAAACCAATTGGCGTAACGATCCCGGTGTTAGGGTCTGGAACGTTCACTGTAACAGGTGTGGCTCCTCCAGTGGAGGAAGCATTGGTCAATGGCCCAATACCCCGATTGTTGTAAATGGCTGTAGCAACGTCGAGGTCAGCTCCATTTTCTACTACTGCAGTGACCGAGTGCGGAGGATTGCCAAACGCATCCACACCGCCTGTGGCGTTTTCTAAAACGTTGTAGCGAGTAACACCGGGCGTGGCGGCAATTGCTGCAACAGTGCCAGCCAGCAGAGTCTGGCTTGGCAGCTCCACACTAAGCGCCTGCCTGCCCCGCAGCTGGGCGTCAGTTTCAATAGGCTGGCCCAGCACAGCAGCAGTGGAGTTATTCACTGAAGTCCACCCTGCCTGTGGGGTGAAGATGCCGTTGATCTGGCCAATCAAGGCATTTACAGCTCCGGATATTTCGCAGGTGGCAGTTATTGTTACCGTACCGCCACCACCAATAGTAACTGATGCAGGCAAGTCCCACTTGTTACCGTTCACATCTACGCAGATGCCATTCAGAATGATAGCACCGGGTGTGCCTGTCAAAGTAACCTGGCACGTGGACTGTGTTGCCAATTTGCGGCTGATGCCGTTTAACTTTACTAACGAGTCCAGCGCGGCACCTATAGCAAAGTTGGGTGAGCGGTTGTTGTAAGATAACTGCGCTGCCTGCTCTGCATCGCTCAATGCCAGCGCCATCACAGAAATGAACTGATAGTCTGGAGAGTCTGGCTGTAGGTAAACCGTCTGTCCGTAAATCTGCCGGAAATTGTCGAGCAGATAATTTAATATATCGTTGTAGCTCGGAATGCTCAGGCCAGCAGCTGTGACTTGGGGTGCGGAGTAGCTCATGATGGTAATGCCTGACTTGGAACTGTAGGTTGGTTAGAAACAGCAATGCTTCCAAATTGTGTATCCACTACTGCAGTGAACGTAAAGCTGCGGGTGTTTGGATTATAGGAAGCAACCATGTTGCGAATTGCGGTTACATAAGGAGCTTTTAAAATCTGCGCCTGCAGAATTAAACTAATAGCGTTAGGATTGTTGCCCTGACCCGCATAACCAGCAATGCTCTGCCACAAAGGCACGCCCAGAGTTTTGTCTTCCCACCACTCATTCTGCAGCAGCTTCAAACGCTGCGCGATGATCTGCGCCACTGCATCCACATCACTGATGAAGTTATCCTGACCTTCACCATACTGCGGTTCCCAGTTGCTATCTAGGCGGCGAACAGTTATGGTTGCCATTATGGTGCCACCGGGCCGGAGATACCACCACCTGTGGTTACTCCGGTGTGCTCATGCAGCGCATAAGCCTTACCGTTAATTTTTACAGTTACAGCAGTCAGATCAATTTCTCCAGGCGTGATTTTGAACTGCGTGGTGCCATTGTCTGGCGTCATTGTAATTTCGTTAGTGCCAAGCTCAATTACTGTGTGGCCGTCATCGCTGCGAATCTGAAGCGCGGTGGTTGAATAGTTAACCAGCTTGCGTGGCTGCGAGCGCACACCCACCAGTGCAAAGCCATCCGATAGATCATGTCTTCTTCGATCCAGCTGATTCTGCACCCCACCCGCTTGCCACCAGCCATCAATGCACATATCCGCAAAGATTACTAAGCATTCATCCCCAGCAGCAATTGGCGGACACACAGTGAAGCCGTTGCCACCCAACAGTAGTATGGGGACGTTAATGAGTGGGGGTACAGCAATCGGGGTTGGCACCAGGTTCTGCAGGATATTTTCTCGTAGTGCCAGTTGAACTTTAACCGTTTGCGCTACAGCATCAAAACTCTGAATGATGCCAGGACATGCTACCCGAAGATTGCAAAGCAGTTGCCACTCAAACTCTTTGAAGTGATCAATGGCCTGCTTAAGCCTACCCGGTATGTCTACGAAACTGGGTGCTGGAGTACTCATTGATTAATAGAAGCTCCAATGATATTCAGCAGAGCAGCTTTGCCGTTCAAGCTGGTAATACCCGTCACATCAGTATACCAGTCGTTGCCACGGGTGTCGCCTATATAGCGTGTAGCTAACACGATGTACTGCCCGTCCTGGTCAAGCAGACCTGGGAGCACACCAATCTGTTTTTTCTGCTGGCGGATAACGGCATTGTCCAGCTTTACCTGCATGAAAGGCTTACGGGCTTCCACTAACGGGTCAAGTAGCAAACGGAAGTTAGCTCCGAATTGTGTCTGCTCCGGAGTGCCGACTAATCCAGTGTTGGGCGTGAATACTCGAATCTTGGATTGATCCACTTCCACGTCTTTGTCCAGACTGGCCAGTGTAACACCTTTGGCGGTTAACCACGATTGGGCGTTGTTGTCTTCAGCAATCCAGTTGATATAACGATTGATGTTGCCAAACACCGTGCGGCCCCGTGGGAGTAGTTGCGTGCTTACAGCTGAAGAAACTGATGCAACGTCCACGGGCCGGAAGCAGTCTTTAGCCATTCTCGAAACTAGTTCCTGCTGACTAATGGTTGCATAAGTCTTATAAATAGGATTACGAATAAGTTCATTCAGACCAATAACACAATGCAATGTAATCTTGAAGTCTGTAACATTTTCTCTGTCCCACATGGGTTGCAGCACAAAGCCATCGTAAATGACTCCGAAGTTACCGTTCTGATAGCCAGCTGAGAGCACCACTTCCATACCCTGCTTAACTCCACTTGGTCCTTGAGAGCCATTACCCAACAGCTGGGCCGTGGTAACAGAGTCCAGATTGTAGATGCTGATATCAGCATACCAGAACACTTCCCACCCAGGGCGATAGACATCAAATGTGATTCTGAGTGCTTCAGGTTCAAAGGAGCTGTCTGCAATGTTAATGACTGTCTGATTGCCTTGTTCGTCCGGAGGAAATTTAACCACCAGCTGATACTTCCTGCCATACAACGGCAGCTGTGCCAGCGTGGGCGTGGTGCTGACTGGCGTCTGGGTTGGAAGCGTGGTTGGTGCCAGTGCTCCGGAAGGTGGTGCAATTGGCGGCACCACGGGTGGTGTAGGGCCATTAGGTGAATCCCACCCACCGGGTAAATCCCAGCCGCCAACATCCCAGCCACCCACTTAAGGCACCACCGTCAAAGACAAAGTTTTAGAAACTATGTTGCCAGCTGCGTCCGTTACCTGCACTGTGAAAGTATTGGAGCCAAGCGTGGTGGCAATGCCTGTCAGGTCACCCGTGGAGTCCACCAGATTGAAGGATGGCGCAGAAGTCAGCGTGGTGCCTGCTGGCAGCATCCCGCTGAATGGCAGCTTGGGGACACCACAACCATAGTTCAAAGTGCCAGGGCCACCCGCCATTTTTGTGGTATTCACACTGCAGGTACCTGTTACAAACGTTCCACCACTCAAAGTCTTGGGGCACCATTCCACCTGACCCCAGCGTTGCACCAGCCAATAATCTTCTTCTGTAGTGCAGCTAAGTGCATTATTGGCTGTACACTTCGTCCACTTCTGCGCGAGCAGATAAGGGGTGTGATCTGGAATATTTCCACCAAAAGTGGTCTGCCACAGCACATCAGTAAATGGCCCTGTCAATTCTCCACGTACACCTAAGTTATCAATGGGCGTCTGGTGATCAGCGCCGCAGTTGGCTGTTTGAATATACTTGTTGGGGCCAGGTGTATAGGTCACCACATCAGTGCCAGGAACAAAGTAACGTGGCCACAAAGCGGGTGGGTTTATGTAAGTCTTGTTAGCATTCGGATCTTGGAAACAACTTGGAAAGCCATTCGCGATGCAGGTAGCATCGTCACTGCTGTCGCCTTCCGTAGAGACCTGATAAATACGGTTTGCATCTACACCCTCCAGATCCCATGGGTGGCCGTTAGCACCCTTCTCCCACTCCACATAACCCGCATCCACGTGCTGGTACTTTACTGCTGTGCCGTTCAGATGGAAGCTGTTGCGGTCGGGCAGCTGCATCACCATGTAGTTAGAAACTACATCAATAGCGTTGACAGCCAGCGATGGGTTGGCTACCGCTGTCCAGGTGTATGGTGTCATGCCACCCGTAGCAGTTAAAGTCTGTATGCAAGAAACTCCAATATGGCAATTGGCTAATGAATTTGTAGTAATGATTAATGGCGCGGCAACACCACTCATTACCTGATTATCAAAGACAGCTTGCGCTGCAACGTCATCTCCAATGGCTTTGCCATTTGACCCTTGCCGCGCTCCGCCAGCAGCATAGATGCTAGGCCCGGTGCAGGCTAAGTCAGGCACACCCACATCTGTGCACAAGCGGTAATCCCCAGCTGCAGGATTAACAAAGCCAATTGAAGAAGTAGAAGCAGGCCACACCAGCGTTGGCTTTAAGAAGTTCGATGACGAAGCAGTGGAGTCCAGCAATGCAATGTGATCATAAGTATAGGTGGTGAAGCACGGTGGGAGATAGTTAATTTCCAGATCGTTGTTGCTGCCACCACCATTAGGTGTGCAGTCCCCATTTTCGCCATTGGCATTGATGAATGTTTTGTTACTGGAGCCTGCTGGGTCAGCAGATGTAATAAAGAGATTCTGCCACACAGCATTGTTCATCTTGAACTGCAGTGCGTTATTAGTAATATTGAATGGGGCCGTGCCAGCGCCCACAATCGTCATGTTTTGATAAAAGACATCGTGTAAAATAGGATTGGTAGCTGAAGACCACTGCGGGATGGTTGCACCACCTGCACCCTGTACAGTGGTAACAGGATAAATCTTGGACCAACCATGACCATATTTACGATAGTCAATACCATCAGCCAGAATATTACTAAATAAGATATTGTGCACACCCAAAGCCTGATTCAAGGCAGCGACGGTAAAGCCTTCGCCTGCATCAGAAAAGTGATCAAACTGCATGGTCACATTGTCTACATGTTCTGGACCATAGTTGGTGGGGTGCCCAGCACCGTCTACAGCCTGATTAGCCTGATTGATAGCCTGATACAGAACATCTTCGCCTAGCTGAAAGCCGCCATTGGCATTTGAGCCCCAGGCGTGAGTGAATAATGAATGCTGCACCAGTATGTTGCTAACACATTTAATTTCAAATAGGTTCTTAGAGTTGAATACCTTCAAATCATAAGCAACCATGGGGGCAAGAGGAGTAACATTGATAGCAAGCGAGTCTGTTACACCTCCAGTGCCTGTGGCAGTGATTGTATGAACTCCAGTGTTTGACCCAGAACAGTAAACTGCTTCGTTAGAAGCAACGCCAGTAGGTGTTGTGACCGTTCCGTCGTTAGCACCACCAGGACTGATAGACCACACCACCGAAGCTGGCGTGTAATTGGCATTCCAGAATATCGTATAGCAGAAAGTGCGATGGTTTAAGTTAGCATCCGTATATGACGGTTGAATCTGTAAACTGGCATCCTTAGGACTCACGGATATTTGCGAAGTAGCTGTGCTCGTAGTTACGGTAATAGAAGAAGTTGAGGATAGAACTAAGTTGTTTCCCAGCCTTGCTAGTGCCTGATCCAGCGTGTTGACCTGGAACAGCACGCCGTGGGTGCCTGCTGTGGTTGCCGCGCCACAATCTGAGAACGGCACACCACTCCCAGAGCATGCAATATACTGGTACGTAACTTGATTAGCGCTAACCCAGCCGCCAGAGCCTACGTTGTGTTCTGTATTACGGAGAATTAAACCGTGGGTGGAGTCACCGTTAGGCATACAAATTGGATCGTTGACTTGCGCTCCAATGCCAGCCACGCCACCAGTTGCTGGCGAGATAGTAAATGTAGTACCGGAAATTGCAGTAACAGAGCCAATATAGTTATTCCCGCCGCCACCTGCACCAACAATTAAAATAGAGTTTCCTACCGCCCAGCCTGTGGAAGATTTTACTGTAATCGAAGTTGCGCCATTAGCAACCGCAACTGCTAACTGTGTTGTGTTGAATGTTGGACAGGCAAAACCATCTACAGAAACAGTAGTGATGCTTGCGCCCAAACGGTTCAAACCACCAGAACTATCGTGCAGCCAGGTGCTATCTATCTGAATACTATGGCCCTGCTGCAGCTGCATGGTGTTTGGAGAAACGCTTAATGATGGCCCTGGCTGCGCTGCAAATGTGAAGCCATTGTAAGTTTCTGATTGATTGAACGTAGTGCCGAGCTGTACGTCTAAGAATGCATTTTTGTGGCCCCAGACATGATCAAATAATACTTCGTGGGGGATACCATCAAACCCAGTTGCCGGGGAAACTGGAGAAGTATAAGCACCGCAGAACAGGCAAGTAGACTCTGTTGCTGCGCTAAGAAAGTCATTGGTGAATTTGCCCCAACCTTTGTTGGTATAGCCAGTGCCTGCACCCCAGGTAATAGCTTGTGAGTCTCCACTGCCGCCACCAACACTAGTCTGAACATCGTAGACAGTGCTGTCAATAATAGCGCACCAGCGACAGCCAGCAAGATCAAACCCGTGGGCCGTTTGCCGCGTGGGGTCACCATGTACCAGTACCCGGTCGAAGATGATGTGGTCAGGCTGGTCATTCATGCAGGCAACAGCGTTGATCGGATTCTTATTTGCATCAATAGCACAATCAGTGGCTGGCTGAAATCCTAGAGAAACTAATGAGAAGTCTAAATCAAAGTTAACACTGTTGCTGGCACCACCACGTGTTATATCTAATCCCACAAAACGGACATGAGATTCTGAGGGGCCAATGACCGGAATAGGTGTACGGAAAGCAAAGCCAGGATTCTGTGCATTGGAACTGGTAATAATCTGCGGCATGTGCCGTGCTGGTGCAAGGCAGGTGTCCCACCACGGGTAAGGTATATAGGGTAAATTTGCCTGTGGGATGCCAATGAAGCAAGGATCAACCCGGAAACCTTCACCCGGAAATACTAAATCAGTGGTGTCTCTGCTAATGATTAGCCAGTTGTTGGCAGGGCAAACCACGTTGTATGGAATGTCGAAAGAGTCACCATACGAAAACGTGGTCATGGAGCCTAGCAGAATTGTCTGGCCACAGGCTGCGTTGTTGAGTGCCGTTTGATACTGGGCTGCTGTGTAGCTGGTGTTACAGGTGACCAGCGCCGGGTTATTCAAAGTGCCTACGCAAATTTTAGTAGGTGTGCTTTGTGGAGAACCCAGCATGCTGGTGTCCCAGGATAACAGCAGAGGGTCTGG